CACGATTCTGCCTGATGCAATCACAGATTTATTGTCGCCAGCAATCACCATGTCGGATTGAGTCTGTGTTGTGAGTTGGAAGTCTGCGGCAGCATTGGTGGTGGCCGTCAAATCCGGCGTTCCAGCCTGAGGGTCAGAATACTGCACCGCGATATTGTGGATGCGGAGAACCGCCTTTCCGAGAGCATCGACATACGCTCCCAAATCTATTGCGTTCTGTGCAAACGCAGCACTACCTTCGAGCGTCACTGACTTTCGTATGAAGAATGAATCCGTCTTCGCCATAATCATCTCAGACTCGAGACGGACTATGAACCGATTTGGAGGGATAATCGCCGGCCGAAGTGAGGCAGCCTGCTGCCGACTACGGAGGCTATCCTCTTCGCCAACCACTAAGCACCCAACGCTCCGCGTCGAGTGAGTGGACACTATGTCGGCAACCAAAGAAGGAGAGAGAGAAACGAACCGACTTCGAGAATTGTTTGAGTGTGGACACTTCACTTTCATTGAGGGAACTGATATCAATGCCGAATAGAATAATCGTGTATCAATGCCCGAGATGTCGGACATTCATTCCGACCAAATCTCGAGCGAAGAAGAGGTTCGATTCGAGATGCCCTCGATGCAACCGGAGGGTGCAGATATGGTGGCCGTCACGCAAACGGTCTGTTTGGGATGATTCAAGGGGTGCTGAGCGCGTCGTTTCGTATCGGGCGTTCCATACTATGGATGAGGCACGAATGGCCGCAAAACACGACAATTTGATGATGATGCGACATAGGCATGATTCGAGCATTTTCAAATTCGAAAGAAGGGATGCTGGATTCATTCCAGCCAGCCGACTCACGCAGAAAGAGCTTCAACGAATCAAGACCGAACTCGAGAGGCAGAGAAAGCGCGAAAACGAGTGATTTACCAGCGATTTTGCAGAGATATCACCTGTTTACCCCCCAATCGGGGGAACGGTTTTCCGGAATAATTCAATTTTGCAGCTGATGAATTTCACAAGAGCGGAAATGTTCATTCCGTTCTGCATCAATTTGTGATGTCTTGAGCGACATTCTTGATGAGGTGGAGGATGGTTTCAGATGGAGCCATTTTCTTTGGTCGAAGCAGCACCATGTAATTCCATGTTCGAGTCGCAGTTGCGTCGGCATCGGTGTTCCCGTATGCCTGCAACCAAAGCCCGTGCGAGATGACGTGTTCGGGGTCAATTACGAACTTCGCTGGATTGGGCGGATTCGAACCGTTCGAGAGGTAATCATCCGAGCCGTCTTGGCGAATCAAATATCCCGATTGGAGCCAGCCGATTTGGCGGTTATCTGAGGCATTCACTAAGTCTGCGAATCCATATCCGGAACTGCCGACTTGGTCGGTTTGCAGACTCGCACAAATCTGCATGTGAGCATGGACAGAACCCGCCGTCTTTCGAGTTGTTCGAGGCCAAATGTACGCAGCCTCAACCACCCATCCTTTGGTCAAATCATTCGCTTCGTATTCGAAGAGAGGAATTTGTGCAGACAACGCATTGTCGTCCATCGAGAAGCAACCTCGAAGAGAATGAACTCGGCTCACTTCTTCGCCTCCTTTCGAGCAGCCTTCGCGCAATTCTTGAATCCGTTTTTCTTCCATGAACCGTTCTTTTTCTTGAACTTCGGAGCGAGTTTCTTGAACGCCTTCGAATACCGTTTGTTGTAGGCTGATGCTTTCCTCTTCTTCTTCGGCAGATTCTTTCCGATTTCTCTCAATTCATCCATCGAATATTGGGGAGTGCCGCGATCGAAATTCTCACTCTCGAGAAGCCTTCGAATCGTGGGGTCGGGGCTGGTCTTCGGTCTGAAAGAGCTTGAACCGTTCATCTCTTCGAGTTGGGCCTCTAATCCACTCGCATATTCGATGAGTTTCAACACCAAACCGATTCCGTAAACGGCCATCTCAAATCACTGCTGAGAGAGAGCGAGAGCCATAGCGGCTTCTTTCGATAGCGTTTCCGATGTACATTCCATAATCAGAGATACAACAACATTCTCATTCCATCCGAGATTCGTGCGGCGACCGCCTAAGTAAATCTGCTCGACACCGATGAGGTAGCCCGATTTCCACTGCTGGGGTGCTACATCGAGGTCTTGTGAAACGTAGGTCGGAACTCCGGTCGAACCGTCTTCGTTGTAGGCCACGATTCTGCCTGATGCAATCACAGATTTATTGTCGCCAGCAATCACCATGTCGGATTGAGTCTGTGTTGTGAGTTGGAAGTCTGCGGCAGCATTGGTGGTGGCCGTCAAATCCGGCGTTCC